TTTGACGCCCTTACTTCGGAAGCTTCAGTTGTTGCTTCCGCAATCCAGTCAGAGAAGATCGCTGCAGAGGCCCGCGCCGCTGCTGACGCCGCCCGCTCGGAGAAGGCAGTTGCCTTCGCCCCGGCGACGGAGTCGAAGCGTGACCTCTCCGCTGAACTTCGCCGCATCGCCCGTGAGGGTGGTGAGGTTGAGCTTCGTGACATCACGAAGTCAACCTTCACGCAGCAGGTTGAGCAGGGTGACCGCTTCTGGATCACCGCTGGTCAGGTGAACCCGTTCATCGACCCAGCAGTCACCACCGTGCTTCAGGTTGCCAAGGGCAACGTGATCGCACTCCCACGAACGACGGCTCTCGGCACTGCTGCTGCAGTGAACGAAGGCTCGGCGATCGGCGAGAGCGACGGCACGAACTCGAGCCTCAGCCTGACCCCAGTGAAGTACGCTTCGCTGCTTCAGGTCGGCATCGAGACTGTTCAGGACGAGATGTTCGACGTTGCCTCATGGGCGACGGAGAAGCTCGCTGCTGAGCTTGCAGTTGCGCATGGTGCCGTTGCGGCTCCTGCCGTTGCTGCGGCTGCGACAGTTGGTAAGCAGGGTGCGGCTATTGCCCCAACCTATGCTGACCTTGTTGCGCTCATCTATTCGGTGAAGCAGCAGTATCGTCGCGCTGCGAAGCGCGGCTTCCTCATGAACGACACCACGCTTGGTGCAGTCATGGGGCTCGTTGACGGCGCCAGCCGCCCAATCTTCGTGCCGGGTGATCAGACTCGCCCAGACACGATCCTTGGCTTCCCAGTTTATTCAGCCGCCTTGGCTGATAACGGGGATGAGGCTCTCAGCATCGTCTTCGGTGATCTTTCAGCCGTGACGACTGCAGTCGCTGGTGCGCCTGCAATCGAAGCCGACCGCTCCTACGCCTTCGCGTCGGGGCTCATCACGTACCGCGGAATCCTCCGCGGCGCGACTGGGCTCATTGACCCGAACGCAGTGAAGTCGTTCAAGGGCGCCAACGTCTAAGCCTGACGGCTTGACGCTGGCTGACGGGGAGTCGGGCTTCGGCTCGGCTCCCCGTCACCATTAGCAGGAGGGCAACATGAAAGTGCGACTCATCTATCGACTAGACGGCACCCGCAACGGGCAGCCATGGCCCGCAGTAGGCGGCGAGATTGACGTCCCAACCAGCGAAGCCATCAACCTCATCAACCACGGCTACGCCGTGCCAGTGCCCGTGCCACAGGTGCAGGAGCGTGCAACGCTTGAGCAGGAGCCTGAGCGCGCTACACTCACGAAGACAACCTCTAAGCCACGGAAGGGAAGAAACTAATGGCAGTTGCAAGCGTTCAGAAAACACTCAATGCATCCACGCCAACGCTGCTCGTTCAGGCTGACACTGACGGTTGCATCGTCTACCTGCACACGCAGGTCACTATCTGGGTGGGTGGAGCAACCGTAAGCAGCAGCACCGGGATGCGCCTTGACTCCGCCGCTGGCCCCGCTGAGTTCAGGCTTCAGCCGAACGACGCACTCTATGCAGTAAGTAACTCTGGCACCCAGACAGTCACCTTGCTGACGGTGGGCAACTAATGAGCTACGCCACACTTGCCGAGTTCAAGAGCAGCATCGGGATCACTGACTCGACGGACGACACCCCGCTGCAGTCAGTCCTTGACGCTGCCGATCAGCTCATCAACAACTACGTTGACACGAAGGTTGGCTTCGGAATCACGTCCAGCCAGACGCGCTACTACACGGCAACCCGCTGGGACTTCGTGCTGACCGATCCGATCGTGACCGTCAGTGCACTGGCAACAGACATCAACGGCTCAGGCTCCTACTCGCAGACATGGTCATCCAACGACTATGTCCTTGCACCACGCAATGCGTCGCTGGACTCCCGCCCGTACACGGAGATCGACGTCAGCCCGTTCAGCAGCGCGCAGTTGAACTTCCCGACGGGATACCTTGAGGTCAAGGTCACTGGCACCTTCGGCTGGCCCTCAGTCCCAGCAGCCGTCAAGCAGGCGGCGCTGATTCAGGCTGGCGCAATCTGGTCAAGCCGCACCGCCCCCTTCGGCGTGATCGGCAGCGAAGCACTGGGCGGCGTGATGCGCATGTCATCAGCCCTGCACCCTGAAGCCCGCGTTCTTCTTGAGCCGTACCGACTGCGCGGCGGGCTCGCCATCTGATGAACGACCTGACCATCCACACCGCAGTGGCTGCACGCCTAGCAGCCGCCACGCCACCGACGGGATACACGCTGCGAGCAGCCCACGCCACACCGCCCGACAATCTCGCCGTGGTGCCTGCAGCCGTCTGCATCCCGGGCGACGACACCATCAGCTACGGCACGGGCGGAAGCCGCACCACCGTGCTGACCGTCACCGTGGTCATCTACCTGCAAGAGCAGGCTGACATGGCGCGCAAGTACGCCGACCTGCTGACGTGGCGAACATGGCTACGTGGCGTCTTCGACGGGCAGGTGCAACTGAACACAGCAGGGGTTGCTCAGGCGATCGTTGCAAGCACTACCATTGGCACTGACACATGGAGCGACGTGACGTATCTTACGATCACGGCTGAGCTGCAGGTGAGTGTTCTTGAAGGAGTCAATGTCAGTGCCTGATACGTTGAAGGTCAAGGTCGTTCAGCCCCGCGCTGAGGGCAACCCATACCTCCCAGCGTCTGACGACGTTGTCGAACTGGATGCCGCAGTTGCCACATCGCTGGCAGCCAGCGGGCTGGTTGAAATCGTAGACAATAAGCCTAACGCCAAGACGGCGAAAGAAGAGAAGGAGTCCTAAGTCATGGCAGTCACCCTAGGCGCTAAGTCGTTCACGAAGGTCGTCGCCAAGAGCGAGAGCGCCTTCGGCACCGCCGCATCGTTCAACGACGCCAACGGCGAACTGCTCCACACGGACATCGTCGGGATCGTTGACCCGGGCGTCACCGTTGACTTGGCTGAAGACAAGAGCGTCGGCATCCGACCACGCCGCGTGGCTGCTTCTGCAACCATCACCGCGAAGGCTCCAGTCGTCACCTTTGGCGAAGCGCCTGCGTCACTCCGCACGCTGCCAATCGTCTTCGATTCACTCGCCACCATCACCCCGTCGGGCTCTGGCCCGTACACCTACGCCTACGCTCCAAGCCAGACGGACGTCGACACGCTGAAGACATACTCGCTCTATGTCACGGACGGCGTGCAGAAGTTCATCATTGACGGCTGCGTGCCAACTGAGATCACCCTGAGCGCCGATCAGTCGGGCCTTCTTCAGATGGGTTCGACGTGGGCTGGGCGCGCATTGAGCACCACCACCGACACCAGCACCGCCGCCTTCGCCAGGCAGTACTTCGTGCCGGGGCGGCTCTTCGGACTCAAGACGAAGAGCACCATGATCACGGACAAGGCAGGCACTGATGCCAGCGCCTACTCCAGCTACATCACAAACTGGAGCCTCAGCCTGATGCCGGGCGCTGCCCCGCTGCAGGTTCTCAACGGCTCAACGACGAACGTGAACGCTGGCGGAGTCGCCTACACGGGCGCGTTGGACGGCACGCTTGAGTTGACCATCGCATCGAACAGCGCCGCCACGAGCACCTTCCCAGTTGCCGACATCGGCACCACGAAGTTCGTGCAGGTGTACGGCGTAGACGCCAACGGCTACGGCTTCACTGCCAACGTCTGCGGCATCCTTGAGTCCGTCTCAGTGATCGGCTCCGAGAGCGATGGGCTCATCCTGAACACGGCAACGCTGCAGCTCGCCAGCAACGGCACGAACTCGATTCTCTGCTGGGTGGATTCACCACTCTCGGCGCGTCCATAAAGTAGCCCGCACCTAGCGGGGAGGAGGAGCACATGGCAGGCACTGCAACTGATCCCGTGATCGTTCACCTAGACGGAGACTTCACGGGCTGGACGGCAATCTTCCGCCCGTTGACCCGCATCAGCGCGCGAGTGCTGATTGACCTTGAGAGCGAGTCAATGGCGACACGCCTTCAGGCGTACACGAAGATGATCCTGAGCGTGGAAGGCTGGAGTGACCTTGACGGCAAGCCAACGAGCGACCCGCTTGAGGCTCCAGTGCAGGCACTTGAAAACGCAGCCACGCAGTTCATCACGCAGGCGGCAACACTCCCAAAAGAGTGAGGCTTGCCGCCCGGCAGATCAGCCTTGGGCAATCAGTCAAGCCGAGCCCTGAGATCATCTTCCACATCTTGGCGAAGGAGTTCGGCAAGTTTCCGTGGGAAGTTGAAGAAGCACCGCTACACTCCGTCTTGAAAGCGTGGGCACTCTACGCCGAGATGCAGCCGAAGGACGTGAAGCGTGGCGCCAAAAGGTAATGAGAAGGTTAGAATCTTCGTCACTCCACAATCGTTGAAGTCCATTGACGACGTGCGCCTTGGCTTCATGGAGTCAAGCAACCCGAAGAAGTTCAAGGCAATGCTGCAGCTCGCCACGTTGAACGCTGCGCGCACCATGGTGAAGCCAGTCAAGGCGAAGGCTCCCGTGCGCACTGGACGCCTGAAGGGTGCAGTCGCTGCGCGCAAGGGCAAGCAAGACCGCCCAAGCGCCGTCGTTGGCGTGCGCGCTGGCAAGAGCCGTGGTGACATGAAAGGCGCATGGTATCGCTGGTTTGTGGTGAGTGGCACATCTGGCACCAGAACGACGAAGTCGCGGGGTAGGATCAACGTCAAGCCGATCAGCGGGCGAGACTTCGTCAAGCAAGCAGTCACTGAGCCAAGCGTGCAGTCTCGGGCCATCGAAGTGCTGAACAGTACAGTGCAGGCGTTCTTGGCTGGGAAGATCAAATACAGGGGGCGAAAGGGCTGACATGAACAAGGGCGTCATGAACCTAGTCATCAAGGCGATCGACCAAGCCACGCCAAGCTTGAAGACGATCGGCAAGGGCTTGGGCACTCTCAAGAACGTCGGCTCCAAGGTTGGCGACGGGCTCAAGAGTGCAGCCCTTGGCGCAGTTGGAATCGCCACGGCAGTCGCAGGCTTCACCATCGCAGCCACTGCGGCAGCGGCGGATGAAGAGAAACAGGTTGCCAGACTCAATGGGATTCTCAAGCAGCGCGGCATGCTCACGGACGCCAACGCTGCAGCCGTTGAGAATCAGATCGCCAAAATGGAGAATCTCGCCATCGCTGATGATCAGGTGCGTGAGAGTCTTATTACCGCAACATCGTTCACGAAGAACTTCAATGATGCTCTCAAGATTCAGAACGTTGCTGCTGACGTCGCTGCAGCAAAGAACATCAGCCTAGAAGAAGCAACAGGACTGGTAGGCAAGGCGTATCAAGGCAACACGAAGGGACTCAAGGGGCTTGGCGTTGAAGTCAAGAAGGGCACCAAGGGGTTTGACGTCTTGAAAGCAGTGCTCAAGAAATACAAGGGTGCAGCCGAAGCAGCAGCCAACACCACCAGCGGCAAGTTCACGAAGGCGCAACTGAAACTGAACAACATCATGGAAGACTTCGGTGCGAAGTTCTTGCCAGTCGCCAATGCTGGGCTGGACTTCTTGAACAACACCGCACTGCCAGCCTTGGGCAAGGCGTTCGACGTTGTCGCGCCGATCGTCATGGACGTTGGCAAGGGGCTCGCCGATACCTTCGGGCCCATGATTCAAGACAACATCGACAACATGACGAAGCCCGGCGGAGTGTTTGACTCAGTCGGGAAAGTCGTCGGGCCAATCTTCTCGGACTTAGGGAAAACAATCGGAGAAACCGTCAAGACATTGACGGGGCCAGACGGACTTCTCACTGCACTCGGCAACCTAGTCGGCACGCTCTGGGGCGACGG